CCCATCTGTCTAGGTAACATATTGATATTGAATCTATGTCCGTGGTATGCATCTAATAATCTATTTTGAAATTCAAAAGGTTCAAACAGCATCTTTCCTCTTACAGGATGCTGAATATAAAAAAAGTTTTTACAAAAATAGTGGTAACCAGAATCAGCATTGGCACACATCAACAAATCTTCAAGTTGTTGTTCTGTGAATGATTCTTTTGTGTGTGCTTTTTTGGTTAAAACACCATCTAAACTTTTGCTTGCCATAACTGTATTTAAGATAAAAAAAGCGGGCATAACCCGCTTTTGAATGACTTTGTGTCAAATATTATTATCTACTTTTATATGCTTCGTACATTGCGCCTAGTTTATTTTCTAATTGTTTGACTGCCATTGGATTATCGCCAGGATACTCTTTTTTGTATTGTCCGTGTTCTTTGTTCAGTCCGCCGGAAATATCTTTAGTCATGTATTTTATGTCTTTATATTCTGGTTTAGGCTCATTGTCAAATTCTTCATTTTCACTGTTTAATTTTAATGCAATTTTGTCCATGTCGGAATCTTGATCGTGATCGTGATCGTGATTTCCTTTTTCAATGCTTCGGAGAACATCCATAAGATCTCGGATTCCGCCAGCGCCTGATCCGTTTAAACTAACATTCATACTAACGTTGTCTGGTTGTGAACCAGTACTGCCCATTGGGCCACATTCGTCTAGTGATTCGTCTACTTCTTTATCACCGGTCGCCTTTTTAATTGCTGCATCTTTGTTGTCACGATATTCTTTGTCATCAGGCTCATTTTCGCCGTCTTTGTCCATATCACCTTTGTCTTTTGCCTCGGTGATTTCTTGATCTAAGAATGCAATTCTTTTATATAAATCTTGCCAATTCATTTTATTTTTTTCCTTTACGTGGGTCTGGTATTTTATTTTGACGAGACCCAACAGGGCTAGTCTTACCGGTATCTTCAGTTGTTGGTGGCTCTTTTTCTTTTGGTGCACCGTCAGCAAGTATTTGATCATTTACTCCGGTATAGTTAATACCAGAATGTTTGCCTCTAACTGCCGATAATTCTTTCATAAATTCACTGATTCGTTTATCGCCTACAGTTTTTTGATTATCCTCAGTGTCATAGTCTTGCATTAATAATGAGCCTTTTGGATCTGTGCTGAATGAATCTAATAAATGTTCCTGTTGTTTATCTATTTCTGCTTGTTCGGCAGGATTTCTAACTCTTACTTTTTCAGATACAATGCCTAAGTTATGAGAAATATATTCAGCTAAACCGTAGCTAGTAACTGGATATTTTAGATTGATTTCATAAATTGTAACTTCAGTATCCTTTAAATTAGGAAAATCTAAAGGTGTAGATTGTATTGGTGTACGTTTACCTTTACTCATGCTTTCTACGCTGAATTTTGATAGCGCAGACTTCATGTTTTTTTCAAAGTTTTCAGGAATGTCTCCTGCAATCTTAACTTTAAAAGGGTAAACCTTTGTGCTTTCAGTGATATATTCTTTAAAATTTTTCATAACAAATCCTATAGTGTATTTATTTCATATTCTTCAATTTTTCTAATAGGCTGTTACGGTCTGACACAATGTAAGTATTAGTGGGAAGATTAATCCCTTCGCGATCACCGCTGTTATCTTGATCAACTTTTTGCTTTTTAATTTGCAATTCGATCATTTTTAGCTTTTTATCAATCTTTGCAGATTTAGCATCAATTGCATTTTTAAGCATAGTGCCCGCAACTTCAAAAATTCTTCCACTATATCTAGCTTCAACATTCATACCTAAGTCCATTAGATCGTCATATGCATCAGTTGCTCGTTTAGCCAAATCATCAAACTCTGTATCAGATAAATCACCTAATCCTTTAACCTGAGGTAATGCTGCACTAATTTTATCGAAGTCTTCAATGTCTCTTAATAGAGCAGGAACCACGTCGGGCTGTACAGCAGCATCCTCGTCTTTTTTAATGATTTTTTTGCTTTCGGGCAAGTTTAATATTTCTTCTAACTTTTTTGTCATATCAATACTTATCTTCCGTTATAAAACAGTTCTCTTTCTGTGATAACTCGAAAGCGTATCCCTTGTTTTTTGCACCATGCGTATGCTGCTTCCCATTTGGCTTTGTTCTTTATAAACTGAGCTTGATTTACTTTATTCTTTCCTACTTTTTCAAGTATCGTTTGATTTTCTGGTTTAATTTCTAAGAGGTCTACATTCATTTTTCCGTTTTTATCTACATATTGTATAAAAAAATCCGGAACGTATATAGTTTGTCTACCGGTTAAGGGATCTCTGTAAGGGATACTAATTGCTTCACATGCCCATTTTTGAATGGCTTCGTTGTTGTCGCAAAATCTCATAAAAGTCCATTCCCAACTTGATCTATAGGTTGGTTGTTTATGTCCTATATACTTTTCTGGGTTAGAAGGTATGAACTTGCCTCTTGCAAATCTCATTGTCTTATGTTTCTAGAATCAAGCGTTTCTGTTTCTTCGAATATTTTATAACCTAATAAACTAGTTTTTTCTCTGTAAGCATTTACAACTTCAGTTACAATCTGACTTAATTGCACTTCAGTGTAACCCTTTAGAGTGTCTAATAGTTCAAAAACATTAACGCTATCTAATTTTGCTTGATTTAATAAAATAATTGCAGTACTCTTTGCAGATTCTTCTTCGAATCCTCGTTTCATAAAGAATCCGATAACTGCATCTACTTGGTTTGTTGGAAAGGTGATTTGATGTCTAAAATATTTGTCAAAAAATTGTTTGACTTCAGTTGAAGAATCAGTATTACTTGTAGGAAAGTTAGCCATGTTATCTACCCGTTATATTTCTAAGTATACCTGGAGTGTTATTAGTTGCATCGTTTACAGGAAATTGAATATTTCTAGTTCCGCTTACACCCTGTGTTCCTACTGCGCCTCTGTTCGTTCCAAGGGCTGTTACGCCTGTTATTAGAGTTCTAGTCAATTCCTCATTAACACCTCTACCACTTAGTTGTGAAGTGTTGTTGTAGGTATTTACAGCATTGATCGCTGTAGCAAATAGATTTACACTTTGACCTTGACTTGCAGCGTAAAGATCACCAAATACACTAGATGCTCCTGCTAGCACACCTGCAGGACCAAATAAGGTTCTTGTACCTCCACCGGCTAGTGTAATAGGACTAGGTGTGGTATCATAATGATCAACTGCAAATCCTACTGGATCTCCTCTATAGACTACACCTTCTTTGTAGTGTACGCCTTCATAATTAATAGTCATTGAATTTTCGACTGCACCGCTTTGTCCAAAATCTACAGTATCATGATTCCATGCAGAAATCATCGGACGCATTAATGTATAACTTTGATAAGTTTTTCTGCCCATTTGATATAATATAATTTTATCAAAGAAAGGTATAGAAGAATTATTATCTAACCCGTATCTATATCTTGAACTATAGTTTGAATTTAGTGTTGCGCTTCTCATGTAGGTACTAACACCGTCATCTAATTGTGCAGTGTTATGATCTGCATAATAGTAGCTATAATAATTTTTCCACATGGTTGATACTATATTCAAGTTATCATCGTGAAATGAAATATTCAGCGGCAAGTAATCAATTTTAGTTTGTATTAATTTTTTTCTATTATATTGATTCGCTGTTTCAAGCGGAATGCTAAATTTAGGAAGATCTGCTTTTTTAACTAATACATTAATTTCGTATCTATGTCGTTCTCTTAAATTTAAAGTTTTTAAAGCGTAGGGGTTAATAAAAAACGCCACGTGAAAATTAAACTTTAATTTAGGAGCGAGCCTAAAGGTATCATCCGTGAAGGTTCTAGCTGCATGTCTAAAATCAGCAACATACCCCTTTGGGTTAGTTACTCCGGATATAAATTGTCGCAGTGCTTTGTTTGCCATAATATTATTTATTGAACATTAACTGCGTATATAATAAATGGTCGTAAAAAAAGGCCGCTTTTGCGACCTTTCCTTATTACTTTCCAGCGCCTGTAACTAAAGTGCTTACAGTTCTTCCTACTACAGAACCAATACCAGTTCCTTGTGGTGTTTGCTGTGCATTATCATAGACGATTGATAATTGAATTGTTGCTTCTGCATTTTCTGAGTATGCTAAGTTACCGTAGTTAGCGTTCTCAATGTAGCAGCCGTAACATTCCCAGGTCTCAAGCACTGTTGGAACATTTGCTCCGTTACCACCGTCTAATACTTCAATTCTAGTTGTAAATTTATAATCAACGCCACTAGCTGCTGAACTTTGCTCATAAAAATCAAACTGTTTCTGTAACTGCTCTCCTACTAATTTTGCTACTGATCCAGTAACATCATCTCGTAGGTTAATTGTTATTGCTGTCCATGAATGTTTACCAGCTAGATATGCTCTTGAGTTGTACATATCTAGTGTAATTTTTTCAAATGCTACAGTTGGTCTTGTAACATCTTTAACTTGCTTAGTTAAATCAGTAGTTGGAGTTGAAATTCCAAAATTTTCTAAACTAACTCTAAAGCGATATTTTAGTTTAGGCATCAGCATGCCTTGTGAGCTGCTGCTCTGATTGCTAGCTAATGGAACTGTAAATTTGTTTAAGGTTGAAATAGCCATTCGTTGCTCCTATCTTATATATTTAGCTTAGCCTAAACTCGCAATTTCACCAGTGTTCTTTAAGCGTAGTGGGATATAGATAAATTCCACTGCTTTAACTGGTTCAATAGCAATATCAACGTAAAGTTCGTTACGATCAATTCTACTTGGTGTATTGTTTGACTCATCACAAACTACTAGATAATCGTAAAGTGCTCGCTGACCTACTAGCTCTAACAGTAAACTTTCTACTGCTGCTTTAATTTCATCTCTTGTAATCTTATCATTTGGTTCAAAGATATAAGGTTTAGCAAGAGCATTTAACTGTCTGCGTAGGTAAACTACTAGACGAGCTACGTTAATACGATCCAATGCACTAGCATTTCTTGCACGAGTATATTGTCCAAAGTTAACTAGTCCGCTACCTGTTAAGAAAGTAATTGGATTAACTTTGATGCTAGCCATAGTATCTCTTACGCCTTCATTGAGTGCAACAGAACGGAATTCTCCTTCACCGTCAATGTACCCAACAGCAGTTGCATTAGTAATTCCGCCTCTACGTGTACCAGCAGGAGCAAACCAAGGATAAGCAACTTGATCGTTTAATGCAATAGTTCTTAAAATCATGTGACTTGGTGGAATTACAACATTGTTACCAAAGTTGTCACTTGTGAATCCCCATGGATAAAATACTCCTAGGTATTCATCAAAACTAACTAGGCCAAGATCGTTATCTTCAACAGCTAGTTCTTTATTCTGTCCCCAATTAGATAAATCTGTTCCAGTAGCAGGTAGTCTTGCTGGACTGTCGCCAACTACAAATGCAGTTAGGCCTCTATCTGTGTTAAGACTGTTTAGTTCTCCAATTAGTTCTGGATATCCAGGTGCAGCTAGTAAGTTAAACACTAGTCTTTCTTCATCGCGAATATCTTGATTAGAATTAACTAAAGCCTGCATTGCCTGTACAATTACTTTGCGCTGTGCTTTGCGACCAAATGTACCAGCACCGTTTTCTTGATTCCCGGATTCTGTAACCCAGCGGTGTGGATAATATGCTGCCATACTTTCGTCACCAAATCGAATGTTTTCGTCAGTAATATCAACACTATTTCTTACAAAACGTTTTACATTAAACCCTGATCGACGTAGATTCCATAGCAACATTCCTTTAGGATATAGTGCTGGATCAGGTGCATCTGGATCTAAGTAATCATTTAACAGCATGTCTGTGATAGTACCTGGTTCGTCACTTGATGCTCCTGACACATTGTAACGTGCATCAGCAAATAAAATACCATTCTCTGTACTTTGATCTGTTTTATCTACTAAGTCCCATGCAAGAGTGGTTCCATTGTACTTGTAGATTACTGGATAATTTTCAATATCACTGGTGTCAATCCAAATATCACCGTCTTTTAACGCAGTTACGCCATCAGATTGTGAAGTAGGCTCTGTTGCAGCAACAATAGGACCGTCAGCATCTGTATCAGGAAGATAATTTCTATATCCTACCCAAGTATCGCCGTCGTGTACCATTAGATCAACTTCGTCAACGACGCTACTGTACCATAACAGACCGTCTTCGGCTAAGCTTGTTGGCTCAGAGTCGCTAGCAGTGTATACTAGAGGTTCCCATAAAGAAGCTACAAATTCATAATCTGGATCTTCTGTTAATGTATATAAATTTAAAGTTCCAGTGCCTGTTGAAGGATTATAAGCTGTTAGTCCGGCTGCATTTAACGGAGTTCCTAGGCCATCTAAAA